CTGGCACGCGCACGAGCAATATCCTCATTACGCATGCCCGCCGCCATGCGGGGCCGCTCCGCGTAGATCATGTCGTACCAGTCAGCCGCAGCCGTAGCCGCAACCTCCCCATACGACTCCACCAGCACCGGGAAAAACCGCTCAACCTCAGCCCGCAACTTCACCGGGTCTGACTTGTCGATGGTCGCCCACCAGCCCGCAAGCTCATTCCGCGCCTGTTGCGCCGCCCGCTCCTGGCCACCCCGAAGAATAGCGACATCAGCCCTCGACGGCATCGCCCACCGCCCCAGTAGCAGCCTGCTGCGCCTCCTGCCGTTCCATGAACGCCATCAGCGACCGGCCATTAGCGCGCCGCCGATCCTCAGTAATCCGCTCCACCTGCGAATCATCAAACACAGACTCCAGCAGTACCGGATACTCAGCAATCTTGTCCATATCCGCCGCCAGTTTCTGCACCGCATCCGCCTGCGCCGACATCGACCGGAACTCAGGATCAGCAAACCTAGCCGACAACCGCCACGCATCCGCGGGCGGCTCCGACAGCCCATCACGCACCATCACAGCAAGAGTCGCGATGTCACGCACAGCCGGGCCCAGAACAAACTTGTTCTGATATGTCGCATCAATCAACATGTCATGCTCAGCCGCGCGAATAGCCTCAGCACTAGCGGGCTGATCATGAATAATGCCCAGCGACGACGGCGGAATGCCAGTCTCGCCCGAAAACGCCATAGCAACCGTGCGCAACATGTCCGAATGCGGCGTCATCGTCGCCTGCTGTAACTGCTGCAACTGCGGCTTGTCCCCGTTCTCGTCACGAGTCAACGCCAACAGTCGATCCTGCGCCAGCCGGAACTTGTCCGACTCCGCCAGACCATCCTGGAACGCTTCCTCACTCACACCAAGCAGCGCAAGCTGAGGAGACGAATAAAACTCGGCGTTACCCTCCATGCGCACATACGCGCGCACAGCCATATCAGTGAGCCCCATAACCGCGTTAGTCAGCCTCGACCGGCCAAACGGGCGGCGAGTCTGCGGATCATTCGTCACCGCAACCGCCAACGCCCGCCCTACCGGATTCGAGATACGCTCTGCAGCCCAGCCCTGACCCGGCGTATACACGCACCACAGCACCACGTCGGGCAGATAAACCACAAACTCCGTGGGCGCCCCGTCGCGGCCCGTGTCGCTCACAGTGAGCGCAGCAGCAACACGACGATTACGGCGATCCCACAAAGCCGCACACGACTCCGCGCTGTGAGCCTGCACCTGCACCGGCGCCTCACCCGGCGCGCCACGAGCAACCGTCACCAGCGACATGCCATGCGTGTACGCCGACACCACCGACTGCCCAAACTCCAGCGAGAAGTTATTCCGCGCCAGAACCTCGCCCAGCTCAAACGGATCATCCTCACCCGGAAGACGCAACCCGTCGAACTGCGACCGCAAGGCAGGCTTACGCACCGCCTGCGTAGCCCACCCCAAAACAAACTTCGCCCGCCGAAGCTGAGGCGGAAGCGCAATCCCCAAATCACGAAACGCCTGCTCAGTGTCGTAATACAGCGACCGCTTAGCATTACGCGGCAAACGGTCATTCCACCGCGCCAACAGGTCCCGAATCACGTCAAGCTCGCCGCCCGACACGTCAGCAATACGCAAATTGGAGATATCCGCATTAGTCCACGCCACCGGCTACCCCCTCTACAAGAATCGTTGTTTCCGCGACGGGTCACGTTTAGTGGTTTTCGCCGCATAATGAGCCAACGTCACCGCATCCAACAAAGCGACCGTCTCGCCCTCAACCTCAGTGTCCCAACCAAAACCGCCAGACGACCCAATCTTCCGGCGAATAGCCGACTCGGCCTGACCATCCAACTCCGGTTGACCCGAATGAGTCACCTCACCCTGAGTGACCGCACGATCCAACATCGAATGAGCCGTAACAGCCTGATCAGTCGTCGGAGCAAGAATCTGCAACTTACCCAAACCCTCACCCCGCAAAGCGTTAACCAAATAGCCCGCACCCGCACGGCCATCAACCGCCACCAGCGCGAAACCCGATTTACGCTCCACCAAGAAATCAACCAACCACTGCGTACCCTCACTCATCGGAGCCTGCCGAATCGCCTCCACATGAACCGCCCCATCACGGCCACGCACAGCACCCGCCAACGCCACATGCGACCCATCCGGAGTGAACTTCACGCCGAAGCACTTCACACCACCCGAAGGCGCCTCACCACGACGACCAGCCCACAACCCCGGCCCAAACGCACGCCGACCCTGCTGCCGCTCATCCCAAATCCCCAAGCCCTCACGCTTGAAAGACTCGACCGAGCCCAGCAACTTCCGCATACGCAAAATAGCGCCCTCACCCGTACGAAACGGGAAAGACGGATTAGCCTTCGCCCACTGCCTACGATCATCCGGGCTGCAATCCTTATCCGCCGACAACTCCACATACAACACGTCAGAATCATCGCCAGACAACGCCGCCTCACGCCTAGACGTGAAAACCTCGCCAGGATCAGCCGGACGCGGCGGAGTGCCCATCATCAACACCAGACCATTAGGTGCCGCAATCGTCGCAGGCACCATGTCCTCCATGGCCTTCTCAGTCAGGATCTGCGCCTCGTCCAACACGAGAACGTCCACCTTCGCGAAACCACGACCAAAGCCATGCTCACGGGCACCGAACAGCACACGAGAACCATTAGCGAACTCAACAGCCTCCGTGCCCGCACCCGTCAACACGCGCCGAACAAACGGCTTCACGTCAGGCAGTTCAGCCATCGACCCCATAGACTTAAACGTCTCATTATGCGTGCGAGACCGATGCGCCGACCATAGCACCAGCGTATCCGGGTTCGCCAAACACAACGCGAACGCCAAAGCACCAAACGTGTACGTTTTCCCCGCCTGACGAGGAATCGACACCACCGCGCCGCCAATGCCACACGCATAAAGGCCATCAGCACGCTTCCCCATGACCGCAGTCAGCAGACCCCGCTGCCACGCATCCAACGGAATGCGCATACGATCCAGTTGCGCCGCCACACTCGGCCATGCCGTGCTAACAATCCCAGACGGCAGAATCAGATGCCGAGCAACATCAGATAGCTTCGAGTCTGAACTCCGCGTCCTCGGAGGAGACGCCACCATGAGCGCTCACCCCCGCCTCGGCCGCAACAGCCTCAAGCTCCTCAATCTCCGCAGAGACATCCCGGAACTGCCTAGAAAGCGCCGCCAAATCGCGCGCAAGAATGTTCTCAGAGTCCAAGTGCGCCGCCATCACACGACGCAGCGAACGCAGCTCATTAAGCCGGTCGCCAAGCGCCGCAGAAATAGACGCCGGGGGAGCCTCATCGCCCTCCCGGACCACCTGGACCGGGGGCAACTGTTTCTTCCCAGCCAACACGCCCACCCCCTTCACAAAACGAAACGATCACCAGTCACGCGAATAAACCGCGCCCGAGAATAAAACTCAACACCGCCACGACGAAACCCCGGACCCTCCGGAGCCTCAACAAACACATGCAACCCACGGCCCGACATAGACCGCTCAACAAACAGCGGGGCCACGCCCTCTAGCGCCTCACGAGCCCACCCTGCGAGCACCCCACCATCGAAACAGTCATCCAAGTCCCAGCAGGCCAGGCCGCCGCCCAGCATCACCCCGTAGCCGTCGCCAGCGCCCGCCTGGACCTCAGAGAAAGACGACCACGTGCACGCCCTCGTGCTCGACGCCGGACGCCCATCCGGCATGATTGGCCGCTTCCCATCCGCCCGCACCCACCGACGCTCACGACGCATCCGGGCAGGCACCCGCACCCGTCGCGCCCTATACGCCCGCTGCCGACACGCAGCTGAGCAGTACCGGGCATCCGCCCGGCGGGGGAGCGGGATCCGGCCCGAGCACTGTTCGCAAGTCATGCCCCCATCATACCTGGCGTTACAGATAAATGCCAGTTGACCTGCGCATTCGCCCACAAACGCTTAATGAGAACGATTCGCATTAAGCAAAGCCCCAGGTCAGCCATCTGCGAAAAACCGCCGAAAATACCTCGCTATGCCGCGGGTGCGAGGCATCGTCGGGGCC